ATCTATCGGAAATTTCTCTCTCTCAGTGGTCGGGGGCATCTATGAACCGTCATGCCGTCGAAACTTTCCTTGCAACACGTCGCAGTGCGTCTGATTGGTCTGATGGCCTTGAAGCGTTGGCGTGTTTGGCGCTCACTCTTGCTGACACATTGGACGCTGGCGCCGGGATGGCGATTGCGGCGGTGAGTCGTGAGTTGCGAGCAACGCTCGATGCGCTGACCCCGAGAGGTGAGTCAGATGCCTTTACCCGAATTGCTGCCGAGTTGTCAGCCACGTTGGGCGACTCAACGCACTGAACGTCAAACGTATGGTGCGGCTGTTGCCTGGGTGGCTGAGCAGCTGGGCACGCCTTTAATGCCGTGGCAACGTCAAGTTGTTGATGTTGCTTTGGAAATTGATCCGGTGTCTGGCCGGTTGGTGCATCGTGAGGTTGTGGTCACGGTGCCTCGTCAGGCCGGTAAGACGACGTTGTTGTTGTCGGTGATGGTGTGGCGTGCGTTGCAGTGGCCTCATCAGCGCATTGTTTACACGGCTCAAACCGCGCAGGATGCTCGCCATAAGTGGCGTGATGAGCATGTGCCGCTGTTGGATCGTTCTGAGTTGTCGTCGTTGTATGAGGTGCGCCAGTCGAATGGCAGCGAGGCAATTCGCTGGTCAAATGGTTCGTTGCATCAGATCATTGCGACAACTGAGAAAGCGGGGCACGGTCAGTCACTTGATTTGGCTGTTGTCGATGAGGCGTTTGCTCAGACTGACAATCGTCTTGAGCAGGCTGTTAAGCCGGCGATGATTACGCGTGACGAGCCGCAGCTGTGGATCATTTCGACGGCGGGCACGGCTGCTTCTTCCTGGTTGCGTTCCAAAGTTGATCGTGGCCGAGACGCTGTTACGGCTGGTGACGCTGAAGGTTTTGCGTATTTTGAGTGGTCGGCTGGCGACGATGACGACCCAACCGACCCGCAAACGTGGCAGCGTTGCCATCCGGCGTTGGGTCACACCATCAATTTGGAAGCATTGACCTCGGATTTTCGGTCAATGGAGTTGGCTGAGGCTGAGCGTGCGTACCTAAATCGTTGGACTCAAGGCGTTGCGTCTGCACCAATTCCGTTGTCAACGTGGCAACGTCGAGCAGATCCAAACCTTGAGCTCGGTGACAACCTTTGTTTTGCTGTCGATTTTTCACCTGCTAGGGCGAATGCGAGCATTGCTGCTGCTAGTCCTAACGGCAAACGGTTTGCTGTTGAGCTAGTTGATGAGCGTGACGGAACCCAGTGGGTTGTGCCTCGGTGCATTGAACTGTGGGACCGATGGAAACCGCACGCTTTCATTGTTGATGCTGTAGGGCCTGCGAGCTCAATCATTCCCGAGTTGGAATCTCATGGCATCAAAGTCATCACGACAAACAGTCGTGATATGGCGCAGGCGTGTGGCCGGCTGTTTGATGCGGTGCTCAACGACAAGGTCCGTCATCGTGCGCAACCCGTTCTTGATGCTGCGGTTGCTGGTGCTGCCAAACGCAAACTTGGTGACGCTTGGGCGTGGTCACGGTCGTCTAGTGCTGTTGATATTTCGCCGCTGGTTGCGGTCACTTTGGCCCTCTGGGGTTCTTCCACTGTCGGTGCAAAACCCGTTGCCGATCCCGTTTTTGCTGTTTGGTAGGTGTCATGCGTTCAACGATTTCAACAATTCTTGAGTTGTTGGGCGCTGTGGCTATTGCTGGCGGTGTCGGTTTGTTGGTTCCTGCGCTTGGGCTTGTTGTTTTGGGTCTTGAACTTGTGGCCGTTGGCTACCTCATGGAGCGTAACTGATGGGACTTTTTCGACCTGAGCTGCGTACCGGTCAACCCTCTGCTGGCCAGTTGGTGATGGCTGCACAAGAAATGCGGCTCAATCCGTACTACGCGCCAGTGACCGCTGAAGCTGCATTGACCCATAGCGCTGTGTGGGCGTGCACAAACTTGTATTCACGGCTCATTTCGACGCTGCCATTCCATGCGTACCGTGATATTGACGACGTGTCGGTCAAGATCACGTCGCCGAGCTCGTTGCGTAACCCGAATGGCAGCCAGACGTTTACATCGTGGGTTAGCCAGGTGACGCAGTCGCTGGTTTTGCGTGGCAATGCGTTTGGTTTAATTGTTGGTCGAGGCGCAAACAATTTGCCCACCACAATTCAGGTTTTGCCACCTGACATGGTTGGTGCCGCTTACGACTGGCGAACCAACACCATTGACTGGCGGATCTCGGGTCATCAAGTGCCAGCCGAAGACATTTGGCATTTGGCTATCAACGTTGGTCCTGATTCACCGCTTGGCCAGTCGGTATTGACACAAGCTCGTCAAGCCATTGGCTTGGGTATCAATTCGCAGACGTATGGCAGTCAGTGGTTTCAATCGGGTGGTCACCCAACTGGTGTGCTTGAAACCGAGGCCGAGCTCACAGCCGATCAAGCGACCGCAATCAAAAGTCGTTGGCAGTCTGCTGTGACTGAGCGTCGAGGTGTCGCAGTTCTTGGTCAAGGATTTGCGTACAAGCCTGTGCAAGTCAGTCCGCAAGACACCGAGTTCCTCAACGCCTACAAGTTGAGTGTTCAAGATGTAGCCAGGTACTTCAACGTTCCGCCAGAAATGATTGGCAGCGAATCGGGTGCGTCAATGACGTACTCAAATGTTGAATCAAGAGCTTTGGATCTGTTGCGATACGCAATCGATCCAGTTTTGTGCGTTATCGAGCAAGGCCTCAGCGAACTGCTGCCACGTCCACAGTATGTGCAAGCAAAGCGTGACGCTTTGTTGCGCATGACAACGTTGGATCGGTATCAGGCTCACGCTTTGGCTTTGTCATCTGGTTGGAAAACTCTTGATGAAGTGCGGGCAATTGAAGATTTGCCGCCGTTGGTCATTTCGGCCACTGATCCATTGGTGATCCCATGATTGAAACCCGAAGCATTGACGATGCCGTGTATCCGTATGAGCCACGGCAAGTTGCGCAGTACCAGGCAACCGAATCGCTTGTTGAAGTGTTTGACCAGTACGACCAGACCTCTGGTGCGAACGGTGCTCACTATGTGGCCGAGTCACCGTTTGTGGCTGACGGTTTGGTGTGTGCCAACTGTGCGTTCTTTGTTGGTGGTCGAGCGTGTGAAGTTGTGGCCGGCGACATTGACCCCGGTGGTATCTGCAAATTGTGGATCATTCCGGCTGCGTTGATTGCTGGTGAACCACCCTCGGAGGGCTCCGACGTATCAGCACCCATGAGGAGCGTTATGACAGAGCACGAATACCGACGCACCGACGATGGTTTTGATGTGCCCACAGTGGAGCATCGCCGTTTGAGTGACGTTGAGTTGCGCATGGAAGGCGACGAGCCTGTCCTTGAGGGCTACGCCACCGTGTACGAGTACCGCTATGACATTGGTGGCGGACCTTCCGAGGGTGGTTTTACCGAAGTCATTGCGCGTGGTGCTGCTGCGAAATCGTCGCAGGAAGCCGATGTGCGTTTGTTGATCAACCATGAGGGTGTGCCGTTGGCACGCACCAAGTCGCAGAGCTTGACTTTGACAAGCGATGACATTGGCTTGAAAGTCAGTGCCCGACTTGATCCGATGAACCCTCGGGTGCAAGAGCTGCGCAGCGCTATGGACCGCGGCGACCTTGATCAGATGTCGTTGGCGTTCAGAGTGTTACGTCAAGACTGGTCTGCTACCGATGGCGGACCTGGGTACGACGTTCGACAGATCACCGAAATGAAACTGTATGACGTTTCGGTTGTGACCTATCCGGCTAACCCGGCAACGGTTGCACAAATGCGACACGACGAGCCAGTGACCGATGCCGGTCGCTCGCTTGATCTCGCACGCCGTCAGGCACAAGCCGACGGCATTTCCTGACAGACACTGCGCCGCTTGTTGCGCCGCTAGTCACGCCGGGCATTGAGCCCACCTGACTGGCACCCGACAAGCACCCGGTGAGCAATACCCAAACCCTTACGACATCCCAGGAGGATGACATGTTGGAGCGCGTTCGCACTCTCATTTCAGAAGCCCTCGCTCAGCGCGAAGGTGCAGAAGCCGCAGTGAAGGCAGTGATTGACGCTGTTGAAGCCGAAGGCCGCAGCGACCTCACCGCAGACGAGACCACCAAGTTTGACGCAGCACGCGCCGAGCTTCGCAGCATCGACGACAAGATCGATTCGCTGCGCACCCAAGAAGCAGACCTTGCTGACCTTGAGGCCCGCAACGCAGCTGCTGCTGCCAAGCGTGCCGAACTGTCGGCGCATGTCCCCTCGGTGAAGGTTGGGCGTGAAGCTCACGTCTACCGTTCCGGTGGCGAGCATGATTTCCTTGCCGACGCTTTCGCAGCTCGTGAAGGTAACCGTGAAGCCGCTGAGCGTCTTGAGCGCAACCGCACCGAAAGCCTCGCTGAGTATCGCTCAACGACTGGCAACTTCGGTGCGCTTGTTGTTCCTCAGTACCTCACCGAACTGTTTGCGCCTTCCCTTGAGTCGGGCCGTCCGTTCCTTTCGGCGATCACCAACCTTGCGCTTCCGGCGCAGGGCATGACGATCTCCATTCCTCGGTCGACTGGCTCCTCAACGGTTGCTGCTCAGGCAACTGAAAACACTGGCGTGTCAAACACGACGATGACCACTGACACTTTGACTGTGCCTGTGCGTACCTTTGCGGGTCAGCAGGTTCTGTCACGTCAGGCTGTTGAGCGTGGCGCTGGTATCGCAGAGTTGCTGATTTCTGATCTTGCTGCGGATTACGCAACCAAGACCAACATTTCAGCGATCAGCGGTGACGGCACTGCCGGAGGCCACTTCGGTATTCTCAACACCACTTCGGTGCAGACCGCTGCATGGACTGGCACCACTGGTGCAAGCCTTGTTGCGTCGCTTCACAACGCTGTGGGCAAGGTCAACGCTTCTCGTTTCGCAGCGGCTGACCTGATCGTTATGCATCCTCGCCGTTGGGCGTGGCTGTGTGCGCAGTCTGACGCTTCTCTGCGTCCGTTTGTGCAGATCGACGGCCCAGGTTTCAACGCCTACGGCAACGGTGTTGCTGGCGGTTATGGCTCTGTTGGTTCAGTGGCTGGCATCCCAGTTGTTACCGACGCCGGCATTCCCACCAACCTCGGTGCATCCACCGATGAGGACCGCATCATCGTGACTCGTCGTGCCGACGTTCTTCACATGGAAGACGGCGCTGCACCTATCGGGTTGCGTCTTGAAGAAGTCCTCGCCGACCAGCTTTCGGTGCGTCTCGTGGCCTACGGCATGAGCGCATTCACAGCGGGCAGATTCCCAGTTGCTACCTGCAACCTGCAAGGCACTGGTTTCAAGCAAGTCCTCAGCTAATCCAGCTGAAACCCTCGGGAAGTGCGTCAGGCCTGACGGTACCTGGCGCACTTCCCACCGTCACCACCGTCACAACCGTCTGGAGTACCAATGGATCAACACCCCGGCAAAGTCACTGTCGCGTTTCCCAGCACAGGCCACGACATCAGTACCCGCTGGTTGCGGTCACTGATCGAAATGGATGTGTACGACCGAGAGCGCAGCGTTCAAGTATGGGAAGCAGCTGGCGCACCAGAAACGCCAACACCCATTGATTTGCGACTGTTTGACAACTACCTGTGTGTGGAAGCGACAGCCAATCTGGCCAAAGCACGCAACAGACTTGTCGACGAGTTCCTAACCAACCCGGCTTACGCACAAAGCGAATGGCTGTGGTTCCTTGACTCCGACATGGTGTGGGAACCCGACCTCATGCACCGCATGATTGCTCGATGCCTCCGCATGGACCTCAAAGTGTTGGGTGGCTTGTGTGTCATCGTCACAGCTGAAGGCCCACTGCCAACAATTTTCACGGCTGACGACGACACCATCACTCAGGTTTTAGTTGATTGGCCTGACGAAACGGTGTGCGAAGTCGCTGCGACTGGCACCGGTTGTTTGATGGTTCATCGAAGCGTTCTTCAAGACATGCAAAACGCAGCAGGTGGCGGCATCAACTGCTGGTTCGGGTTTGATGTTGTGACCTCGCAAACCGGCAAAGAGTGGGCGCTTGGTGAAGACATCTCATTCTGTTTGAGGTTGCAGCAGCTCACTGACCACAGAGTGTTTGTGGATACCACGGCACATGTTGGTCATCACAAAGGCCCAAAGGTTTGGTGGCCTTCAGAGACACGCACCAACCCTGTTGACGTTGACAAGCTGCATGTGTCCACGGTCGATGAGAACGTTCGGGCCTGACGCTGGTCGCTACTGGCTTGCTGGCCAAGGCAAACCAGTAGCTCGACCGTTCAACCTTCGGTGGCTTTTGCCGGCTGTTTGTGGTGATGACCTCAAACTGTGGTGGATTACTTGGGGCATGTCATGGCCACTGCTGGCTTTTGGTGCGATCTATTGGGCGCATGGCAGCGGTGCTACATGGTGGCAATCTGTGGCCGCTGCTGCGTTCCTAGTGGCATTGCCTGGCGTGTGGGGACCTAGTTCGGTCCGACCAGTTGGTGTCGATCTCCCAGCGATGGCGATGGCTATGTGGTCTGCCGGGTTATTTGTTCACGGCGAACGTATCCACATTGTGTTGGGTGTTGTGCTTGCCCTTTGGGCGGCGTGCATCAAAGAAACAATGCCGGTGTGGATTGCGTTGTGGGCATGGTCACCGTTGCCGCTAGTGGCGTTGATTGCGCCCGGCATAGCAGCAGTGGTGCGCAAACCTGAGATTGATGCGGTGACGGCTCAACCGTTGTTGCGTCATGTGCATGACCATCCGATCAAATCAAGTTTTGAGCATCATCGCCACCAGTGGCGTAACGCTTGGTTCATGGTTGCACCGTGGGGTGTGACGTTGGCAGCGTTGCTGCAACCTTCACCACAGCTCGTTGCAACGGTGGCTGCTGCTTACGCTCAACTCATTGTTGCCACTGACACGGTGCGTTTGTATCAAGTCGCTGCTGGGCCTGTAGTGGCGCTGGTTGCTGCTCAAACAATTCCTGCCCAATGGTTACTGCCAGCGGTTGTGTTTGCTGCAATGTGGTGGCGGGAACCGGTGACAGGATGACAACGCTCACTGTGGTCATTCCCACTATTGGTCGCCAGTCACTGGATCGAGCTCGCAGGCTTGCAGCGATGTGTGCCAATCAGGTGCTCGTGATTGCTGACAACGCACCAGATGTTGACGCTGACTTGCATGTCAACTTTGGGTGCCCCGGCAGCACACGCAACGCAGCGATGCCACTGGTCACTTCTCGATGGGTGGCGTTTTGTGACGACGATGACGTCCTTGTACCTGACACCTATCGCAAAGCGTTAGCGGAACACAACGATGCCGACATGGTGATTCACACCATGTGGCATCCGCAGCTCGGGCCGATACCTCGACCCGGCTATCTGATTAACCACGGCAACGTTGGCATCAGCTTCATGTTGCGCACCTCAATTTGGGTTGACAACCCATTCATTGCCGGTCCACCGCTCACGTTTGCAGGCGAGGACTACGAACTGGTGCAACGCATGATTGATCAAAGCCGAAACGTTGTGACCACCGGCGAAGTCGGGTACTTAGTACGTCCGCAGGAGAGCCAATCATGACAATCACAAACGGCTACCTGTCACGGCAAGAAGCCATTGACTACACCGGCATCAACGAACTGGCCGACACCGAGCTCCTAGACGACGTGGTGACCTCGGTCAGTCGAATGATTGACCAGCATTGCCAACGCCATTTCTGGCATGTCCACGCCACGGCACGAGTGTTTCCCACCACCTCAAGCTATCGATTAGACCTCGGTGCGTTCAACGATCTTGTGTCTGTGACCTCAATCAAGTGTGACCGTGACGGCGACGGCGTGTTTGAGGAAACGATTAGCGCCACCAACTATGTGCTCGGTCCGCAGAACTCTGCTGGCTACCCAGAAGCGCACCCATACCAGTTCGTTGAAATCTTGAACTCGTTGTATTGGCCGATACCTGGTGGCACTGCCGGCACCGGTCGAATGATGCTCACCGAAATCACTGGCACTTGGGGCTGGTCTGCTGTTCCTGCTGCGGTTAAAGCGGCGTGCCGGATGCAAGTTGCTCGCATTGTTAAGCGGCAAGAAAGCCCGCTCGGTGTCGCAGGGTTCGGCGAGTTTGGTGTCGTGCGTTTGTCACAACTTGATCCTGATGTGGTGTCAATGCTGGCACCGTATCGACTGCTCGAAACTGGGATTGCTTGATGGCAACTAACGCTGCGATTCGTTCCGAGCTCGTTGACACGTTGAGTGACATTGCTGGGTTGAACGTGATGCGTTATCCCGCTGACAACGTGTCGTCACCAGCTGCTGTCATTGCCGGATTTTCCACCGTGCAAAACGCTTTTGGTGGACAGTTAGACACACAGGTTGACATCTATGTCGTGGTGTCACATCGGCACATTGACCAGTTTGAGCAACTTGACGCTTTGACTGATTTCACTGGGTTTATGTCGATCCCACAAACGTTGAATGATCGTGTTGTTGATGCTGGCGACATGAGCTTTGCGGTGGTCAGCGTCGGCGACTACCGAGAAATGATCATTGCTGACGCCCAGTATTACGGGGCAACGATCACGTTGAAGGTGTACCACTGATGCCAAATAACGGTGCGCAACTTGCAATTAAGTTGCAGAGTGCGAGTCGTTCGTTGGGTAAAGCCAACCGTGACGCAGTTTCCAAAACTGCACTTGTTTACAAAGACGCTGTGTTGGCCGAGTTGCGTAGCGATGCTGGTGGCGACCAAGTCATGTCGCACTGGGGTTGGAAATCAAGCGGCAATTATCGGGTTGTCAAAATGGGTGCCCGGTATGACCTTGATGGCACCGACCGATGCGTTGCAACATTGAAAGCCAACCCAATGGGTTTGTGGAAAGTCATGGAGTACGGCGCTTCCCGGCACGAAATTTTGCCACGCAAAAACAAACGCAAAAAGGGTGGCCGACTTAAGTTCGCTAACGGCGGTTTCGGTCGAGGCGTGATGCACCCAGGCACCCGACCAAAACGCACCTGGTCAAAAGGTATTCAAAAAGGCAGCAAACCGGCGATGGCTGTGTTCAGCAGAGAACACAAATCAAGTCTTGCCAAATCGTTTGGGGTTGGTAGTTGAGAGTTCTTGTTGTTGCTCCCGGCCCCGACTTCTCAGTTGCTGACGTGTACCGAGGATGGGCCGAAGGGTTTGCAGCAGTTGGCTGCGAGACACGTCTCTTTGAACTCGATCGGCTGCTTGACTGGTACTCAGGCGCTCACATGAAAACGCTTGACAGTGACGAATGGGTCAGACCATACGACGACGAGCAAGCAAAACGGCTTGCAGCTGGTCACATCAAATCTGAGTGCTACACGTTCTGGCCTGACCTTGTTGTCATCATCTCGGGTTTCTACATGTACGAAACGCTCGTCCAAATCATGGGCAACCGTGGCCACAAATTGGCGCTCATTTGTACCGAGTCACCGTATGAAGACGACGCCCAGCTCATCAAAGCACAATGGGGTTTTGATGCTGTGACGTTAAACGATCCAACCAACGTTGACGTGTTCGCTGAAACGTTTGGTAACCGTGCAATCTACACGCCGCATTGCTACCGACCCGAGGTACATCACCCTGGTCCATCAACGCATTCAAGTGACGTGGCGTTTGTAGGCACAGGTTTTCCAAGTCGGCAAGCGTTCATGAATCGTGTTGATTGGACCGGTATTGATTTGGCACTGGCCGGCAACTGGCAGCACACCAGCGACGACCTGACACGCCGAGTCATTCATAACCTTGACGACTGCCTAGACAACGTCGACACCGCCAACGTGTACCGAGGCACCAAAGCATCGTTCAATTTGTATCGCACCGAAAACAACGGCGGCTTGATTGACGCTGCTGACGGTTGGGCTATGGGTCCACGAGAAGTTGAACTTGCAGCGTGCGGCACATGGTTTGCTCGACAGTCACGACCTGAAAGCGATCAGGTGCTTTCGATGTTGCCAACGTTTAACAGTCCTGAAGAACTTGGCGAGCAGCTCCGTTGGGCGCTTGCCCATCCAGATCAGCGGCAACTTGCCGCAGAACGTGCCCGAGCAGCTGTCGCTGATCGCACGTTTCCCAATAACGCAAAACGCCTACTTCAGGCGCTTGGCGTGTAACAACCCACCAACCAGGAGGCCCACCCGTGGCATCACCCATTACCGGCCGTAACGGTCGCCTGTATGTTGACATCTCTAGCGCAGCCAATGGCGCAGCGGTGCCGATTTCCAACTTGAGCTCGTTCTCGATCTCACAAACAGCTGACAGGACCGAAGTGACTTCGTTTGGTGACACCACCAAGGTGTACGTCGCTGGTCTCAAGGACGCCACCGGCGACTTCTCCGGCTTCCTTGACGTTGCTGGCAGCCTCACCCAGTACGTCGCTGATGGCAACGCACGCAAGTTCTACCTGTATCCGCAGGCAGGCAGCGCACACGTCGCCACCTACTGGTCAGGTACCGCCACGTTTGACGTGTCAACGTCACTCAGTGTCGGTGGCGCCGCTGAAGTGTCCGGCTCTTGGTCTGCGGCTACGTCCGTGACCTACACGCAGGCCTGAGTTGGCTGAAGAGTGGGCTGTCACAACACCCAAGGGGCAGGTTCGTTTAGGCGACCTGCCTCTTGAGGTGATTGTGCAGCTGGAGAGCGACCTAGAAACCGAATGGTGGCAAATTGCTGCCCATCCCTTCCGTCAAGCACGCATGGCGTCATACGTCTACACAGCGGCTTGTGAACACATTGGCTGCCCACCTGCCGCTTTGAAGATGCGTGACATCGTCGAGGTGTTCAATCAGGTGGAAGAAGATTTGCCTGACGTGTTTGAGAGCGGCATCCCAAAAGCGGCAGCGGCGGCAGAACCGTTGACGCTTGGATCGTCTGGTGCGCCAAACGATTCAACTGGCCCCCAGACGTGACGTTGCGTCAATCAATGCGCAGTTTGAGATTGTTGAGCGAGTCGGAGAAATAGATGGCACTGTTGGAGCGTCTGCAAATTTTGATAGACGCCGACGCAAAAGGCGCTATCAGAGAGTTCGACAAGATCGGCAAAGAAGCCGCAAAGGCTTCGGGCAAGGTCGAAGGCAAGTTTGCGAAACTGTCTAACAACCTGACCAACATTGGCAGCGGCGTTGCGCTTGGTGGCATCGCTGTCCTTGGTGGCCTCGGCAAGTTGGCAATGATGTCTGAGGAAGCTGAAAAGCAAACCCTCAAACTGGACAACTCAATCAAGAACTCAACGCAAAGCTTTGCTGGTAATGGCAAAGCGTTGAAAGACCTTGCCAACGATTTGCAACAAGTCACAGCCAGTGACGCCGATGCGTTGGTTGGCGCCGAGTCGCTGCTGGTCAGTTTTGGTTTGACTGAAGATCAAATCAAGACGTTGCTGCCATTGGTAAACGACTTCTCACGCAAGTTTGGTGTTGACCTTGAGGCCTCTGCCAAGGTGGTTGGCAAAGCGCTCAATGGCAGCACCGGCGGTCTAAAAAAGTACGGCGTTGAGATCGACAAGACGTCTCTGAAAGCAGATGCTTTTGGCACTGTTGTTGAGGGTCTCGCCGGTTCTGTCGGTGGCTTTGCGCGTACCGAAGGCAAAACGTTTAGAGGCCAGCTGGAGATCCTGAAAAACAACTTGGGTGATTTAGCTGAGTCAGTTGGTGGTGGAGCTGCTTCTGTCTTTGGTGACCTCGCTGGTGGCGCTGCTAGCGCTGTAGGAAAACTCAACGAACTCAATCCAGCAATCGGTGACAGCGTCGGCAGAATTGGTGCCATTGGTGGCATAACTGCCACGGCAGTTGGCGGTCTCGCGGTTGTCGTCGGCCAGTTTGCCAAAGTCAAAGCTGCTGCAATTGATGCCCAAGGTGGACTCACCAAGTTTGGTAAAGCGGCTGCTGGTTTAAGCATTGCTGCAAGTATCTTTGCTGCTTATCAAATTGCTGATGCTTTAGATTCCGCTGTACTTAGTACAGAGCGCTATCAAAAAGCAGCGCGTACGTTGGCTAATGCTACCGGCCCAGTAGAAACTGTTAAAGCGCTAAAGGATTTAGAAAAACAGTCTGATTCTGCTGCTGACAAGTTTCTAAGGCTTGGCGATTATTTGGGGGTTGGCGTTCGTGAAGCCAATAAAGCCACCATTGAAATACAGGGTGTGGAATTCACTGTTTCAAAATTGAGTGGCGCTCTATCTGATCTTGTAGAAGCTGGAGATGCTCAAGCGTTAGCGGCTGCTCTAAAAATTATTGAATCAGGTGCAACTGGTTCTAAAAACTCTTTGGATTTGGTTAGTGGAAGCGTTGAGTATTACAAAAAGAAATTAAAGGATCTAACTGGTGGGCAGGCGCTAGCAACTATTGCGCAACGTGACCAAAACAATGCAGTTGCTGACGCTGTCGATAAGTTCGACAAGCAGAACGCCACATATGAAGGCATCAGCAAAAGCATCAAAACGCTTGAAGCTGACATCAAACTTTTGAACGCACAGTACGCAGCAGCAGACGCCGCAGCGGCAGGGTTCGGTAAAGCGATTGAAGAGTCAACTCGCCTTGATGATGCCGTGGGTGCTGTCGGTACGTTGCGTGGCAGCATTCAAGGTCTGAACGGTGACCTGACTGGTATTCCGAAGTCAATCAACGATGCGTTGAATCCGTTTGCCAAGGTCAGCGAGCAAGGCCAGAAGGCTGTTGATGCCGTCATTGGTTTTGGTAATGCGTCCATTGGTTACATTCAGCAGCTCATTGCGCAGGGTGCCGGCAACCTTGTGCCTGCGGTGGCTGAAAGGTTGCGTGGCCAGCTGACCGCAGCGCTGCAAGCTGCTGGCGTTCCACCGGATCAGATTGACGATTACCTTGGCTTGGCTGGTCTTGATCCAATCCAGATTGAAGCGGCGTTGAAAGTCAGCAACGTTGAGGCTGAACTCAACATTTTGAAAACTCGTATTGAGTTGTTCAAAAGCGAGATTGAAGAAGCACCGCTGGCCATTCGTGTCGCTATTGACCAAGCAATTATCAATGGCGAAATTGAAACTGCAAACAGGTTGCTTAGCTACTTAAACACCAACATCACTGTTGGTGTAAAAGTAAAAGTTGTTGAGCGGGACAGTTTGCTTGGCACGCTTGCCCCTGGTCTTGTGATTTCAGATAGCACACCTCGTAAAAAACGTGCGGTTGGTGGTCCGGTCAACAAGTCAATGGACTACACGGTCAATGAGCGTGGTCCGGAAATGTTTGTGCCCAATACCAGTGGGTTCATTATGACAAGCAACGATTCCAAAGCGTTGATTAGTGGAGTGAACTCGTTGCTTCAAGGTGGCTATTCGTCACCGTCTAACACGTTCAACATCACAACCACCGACCCTGTGTTGTCGGCGGTTGAAGTGGTGCGCCGTCAACGTGACGCCAACTATCTGCTGGGCCGGTGACGTAAATGGCTGCACTTACTTACAACGCTGCCGCTGGCGACCTCACCATTGGTGGCATAGCCATGATGTGTCCGGCGTGGAAAGTGTTGAACCTGTACGAATTGTGGCAACCAGCTCAGCAACGTGGCACCGATCGGTTGATACCAGGTGCAGCCGGTGTCCTTGCTCAACAACGTCGAGCGACGGTTACAGCTCGCAGTTTGCAAATGCTGATTGTTGGCACTCACAACCGGCTTGGTACTGCGCAAACAGATTTTTATGAAGGTTTGCAAGCCAACATTGACTACTTGCTGAGCAATGTTGTGAACCCAACTGGTGCCACCGACGGAACTCGGAGTGCCGTTCTAACAATGCCGGATGCGTCAACACGCACCGAGCCCATTCATGTGCTTGGCCTTGAGTTTGGTGAAGTTCGTCAGGATGGTGCGTGGATGCGTGCCGTCATTGAAATTTCTGTGCCATCCGGGAGGATTATCTAATGGCTAATGCCGTCTACCCAATCGCCAAAAAGGCGTTGCTTGATGCCGACATTGATCTGTTGACCGACACCATCAAAATCGTGTTGCTCACCTCGAGCTACACCTACTCGGCGTCACACGACTTTCTGAACGACATCACTGCCGGCTATCGGGTCAGCACTAGCGCCGCACTGTCATCAAAGACAACGACCGGTGGCGCCTTTGATGCAGCCGACGTGACATACACAGCGTTGACGGGATCAGCGGTTACACGTTGGGTGCTGTTTAAAGACACCGGCACCGAATCAACCAGCAACCTCATTGCGTACTTTGACACTGTGTCAGGTGGCGGCGCTTTGAGTTACACCCCAAACGGATCAGATTTCACGCTCGCTTTCGGCGCATCCGGCATTTTCACCATCTGAGACGATGCCAACCTCAACGTTTGACACTTTGACCGGTACGGGTGGACCCGTTGACTTCTCGACCTCGTCGAGCTCGTTTGCGATTACGTTCGACGAAATCGCTGGCGCTGCCACCACACAACAGTTCAAACGACGCACCAGCACCACATTTATTGATCCGGTCCTCACCGTCGAAATGTGGAACGCAGCAAACACCAGCCTGGTCTCAAGTCTCGCTTCAAGCTTTGATCGAGGCTTTCAAGACGAACTGTCAAGCACAGGGTCAGGAAACTGCTCGGTCCTTGTCTCTGACCCTGACGCGTTTACCGCTGGTGTGTTGCGATACAAACTTGATGACACATATGCGTTTGCGGCCCGAGTGGAACGCACCGAGATCACCTATGTGTCAGAGGGTGAAGAAGCCAATCAGATTGTGTCGTTTAACGGTCGAGGGTTGGTGTGCGAATTTGAAGACGCCATCGTCTACCCGTTGGGTGGCACTGCTGCTCGCCCAATCTCTGATGAGCGTGCCTTTTCTTGGGCGTCACCAGAACTGTCAACAACTGGGTGGCGTCCGGTAACTATCGCCGTGGCTGGTGTCGCTATCCAGGACACTCTTGACCCGCCGTTGCACGCGCCGTGGTTTCCACCAGCTGGTTGGCCAGCTGACCTGACACCGTCGTGGATTTGGTCACGGGGTCAAGGTGTCACGTCAATGCCTGACGGTGCGTCACTGTTTCGCTCATCGTTCACAATGCCAGCCGATGGCCGTGCCTCGCTGTTCTACACAGCTGATAGCCGATGCCGCATTTGGGTTGATGGCATCTTGTTAGAAGACTGGACATCACAACCCAACGAACGCAGTTTCTTGTTTACGCATCGAGCGACACCGTATTTGACGGCTGGCACTCATTACGTTGCGATTGAAGCCGAGTCACGTCCTTGGTTGGAAACCATCAGCGGTGTCAGCCGAGGCATTGTGCTTGCTGCCGGATACACCGGCGGTGTCGGCGGCACGTTCAACACGTCAACACGGTTGTTTAAAACTGACAGCACTTGGAAATGTTTGGATTATCCGGCTGTGTACCCGGCACCTACACCAGGCAAAATCCTGTCCACGCTTCTTGCTGAGGCACAAGCACGCGGTGCCCTTACTGGCTGGTCGTTGGGTTGCAGCAACACTGCGGACAGTGCCGGTCGGCCTTGGCCTGTGGATGCGGCATACACGTTTCGTATCGGCCAGTCATACCTTGATGTGTTGCGACAAATGGCCGACGTGAGCATTGATTTTTCAGCGAGACCGGTTGGCAAAGTTCTTGACGTCTACATAAAAGACACGGTGCTTGTTGCCACCGGTGAAACGTTTAGCGCCGGCGTAAACCTGACCGAGTTACAAGAAACGGTGATCACATGACGGTTGCAAACGCCATCCTTGATCGCTACGAAGGTGGTTTCAACACCATCACCGACAGCGGTTCCATTGCTTTGTACGGCCGTCGTGAAGCGTTCATTGCGTTGGCTGACATCAACAACATCAACGCTTTGGTTGCCTCCAATCGCTATTTGCAAGCGTTTAGGTACCCTCGATCAACGTTGACTGCGTCAATACATCCAGTCACCGAGGCGTCATGTCCGTACGTTGGCATGTGGGGCACTGGTGCGACAGTCACAATGCCGTATCCGTCGCAGCTCACAACAACAACAGCGCAGGTTCGTTCAATTACGGTAAGCGAAGACGTTGATGGTGGCATCACGTTTCAACCTGAGTTTGTGACCGTTGGCGAGACACGCAACTCGCAAACCGATTTGTATTTGCGGCGGCTGGGTGGTGGCACGTTAAACGGTCGAGCAGCTGCGGCAACGATTGCGCGTGACACCGACCCGGATACCAAAACTGGGCGGGTTAGCACTCAAGAACAAAACTTTGCGCAACCAACGTTGGCTAACAAAGAGTCACCGGCGTGGAAACCAGCCGAGTACGGACGGTTGACAACGGTTTGGGCAACGATGCTCACTCCAGGCACAACAGCAACCACGTTCCAAATCAAAGTTGCTGGTGTAGCTCAGTCGTTTCAGGTGAACGGCACGAGCTCAACAACGTTGACAATTCCTGCTGGCCGGTATGCGATTTTTGGTATGGCGACATCACACATTGATGTGACACCGCTGTCCAATATCACTTGTTCAACGACGGCTAAAGGTACTGGTGCTGCTGATCTTTCGGTGCGTGTAACTGTCGGCGAAGCCTGATGGCTGTTTCGTTTGTTGGTGCAGGCACAAGAGTTCAAACTAATAGCGCTACTCCGGTGAGTGTTCCGTTGCCATCAGGTATTTCTGTTGGCGATTACATGATTCTAAAAGTTGATGCAAATTTCACTGGAACAGTCAACGATTTCACAATCGTTTCTGCTGGAACTTGGGATCTGTTCACAAGCCAATTCACTAATTCAATTGGTTCAGTGCTGTACACCAAAATTGTTGAGGCTGGAGAAGCTGCACCAACTGTTAATAAACCAACCAACAACGACTTTCGTACTTGTCGTATTTACGCTGTCACAGGTGGAACTGTTGTCAGTGATGGTGTGGACAAAAGCACTACTGGCAACGTCACTACGTTCAGTCCATCTATTGCCCAGCCATCATCTGATGGTTTGGCGCTCGTTTACACCAGCACAGCAGACAGCATTTTATCTGATGCTAATTCCGGAGTTGTTTACAACGGATGGACACCAGTAGACGAAAACCTTTCAAGTTTTACGTATCTTTCTAATGGTGGTGGTGTCATCTGGTTTCGCACAGCAACTGCTGGTGATACGTATACCGCACCCACTTGCAAGAGTCTAATTCCTTACCCTTGGGCTGGTTTCAGTTGGGTGATAAGTGGCAGCGACACAGGCTGGTCAATCGACACGATTACTTATTGAGGAGGGCGACATGCCTTGGAGAGCAATACCGAACAACACAGACGTTGACCTTGTCGGCCCAATCGGTGACACCCTCGAACTTGCAATCAGTTCAACCGACACCGTCTACACCTGGACAGGTTGGACATGGACCGGCCAAGTACGCGCAACACCCGACGCTGCATCAACAGTTGGCACGTTTTCATTTACCGATGCGTCCACATCCACCGTGTTGGCGTTGACCGCAACAGTGGCCTCAACAACAACCGATGACTGGTCAACCGGTGACACGTTGGTTTACGCAATCCAAGGAACAAAAAGCGGCAAAGTCATCACGTTCGTTGAAGGCAAAGTGATCCCGAAAGCGAGCATCGTGCGATGACAGCCAACATTGAAGTCACCTCAAAGCCGGCCATCAATATCAAAGTGTTTGGTGTCACCGGTGGCAGCGGTAGCGGCGGTGTCTCTGATCACGGTGCGTTGACTGGTCTCGCTGACGACGACCATTTGCAGTACCAGCGGTCAAAATCGGTGTTTACGTCAACGAGCCCGTACACAATTACCGACGAAAGCATTCTTATTACTTCTGGCGCCGCTGTGACGTTGCCAAGCGCATCAGCTAACGCCGGTCGAGTCATCCTTGTTGGCTCTTCCAACGTGGCTGTCACCGTGACACCAGCAGGCACCGACTCGTTGTGGGACAACGTTGGATCTCCGTACGTCCTTCCACCTATGAACGGTGTGTCGTGGGTGTCATTGCAAATTTCTGGCGCTTGGGGCTGGGGTATCTATCAGCGCAACGGCAACGCTTTTGACACGCCACCTTGGTACGGCCTGTCAGTCACTGAAGGCAAAGTTTTAAAGATCGTTAGTGGTGTGCCGGCGTGGGAAACTACTGGCACTATCACCTCAGTTACCGGGACCGCTCCAATCAGTGTGGCAACCGGTACCTCAACGCCAGCCATAACGATCGCTGCGGCAACCACCTCGGCTGCTGGCTCAATGAGCTCGGCAGACAAAACG